TCATGCCGCCAGCATATGGCAGATTTTGTTCGCCAACAAAGTCGCTAGAAGCAAACTCTGTAATGCCAAACAAATCAGCATAGCCTGATGGGTGCATAGCTAAGTAACGCCCACCATCTTCTGGAATGTCCGCTGCGCCAAATGTCTCAAACAAAGACAGAAGATCGGCTTTTTCCAAAGCTGAACCAGTGTCGTGAATCTGAGTTGCGTTAGCACCAGCATCCATAGCAGTGATAAGGATTTCGTCAGTCTTACGTCCAAGTGCTGCGGCAGCAGACTTGGCAACAGCTTGACGCTCATCAATGTTGGTCTTCAGTTCATCCAACTTATCAATGTACTCAGCCGCATAGTAATCTGACATTGTTGCTTCGACAGTGGTATGTGTCAATTCCATTGGTGTGACCATACCGTTTCGTGATTTAGTTGAAGCAGAGCCTGTTCCGATTTTTTGGAATCGAACAGTGTTCCCACGAACACTTGATACAGTACGCACAGTGTTCCGCAGTTTAGAACCCATGCGCTGATAAGCCATGTGAACCTCTGATTCAAACTGTTTAATAAAAGCTACATCAATTGTGTTAGCCATTTTACAGTCCTCTTCTTAGGATTAAGGTTAATATACTTACTGCGGTTGTCTGCGTTTCACCTTCAGCGCGATTGTCCATATGGGTCGCTCAATGCATTACAGGCCGTTCTAGGTAATAGACATTACTTTCTGGTTTTCTGCAACGCACAAAACGCATCATGTTATGTCCATGTATATTATATATTTGCTGGTCAAAAACGAAACCACACCATGATAACCACATTATTGTATCAGTATGATCTTCCGGCACAAAGTTTTCTATGCTGTCATATTCGCCTTGCAGTATATCTATAGCCTTTTTGCAACCGCGCAAAAACAAACGATAGTTGTTATTAATACCACCTGTGCCAAGCATCCAAACCCTGCCCATATTATCTTCTATAGGTACTGTGCCGCACAAAGCTATAACGGTTTCATTAAATTTTATGGCATATGTTTTGTTGCCATGTACCGAAAACGGCTCTAGGAGAGCCTCTAACGGCGTTAAGCCGTATATAAGGCACTCTCTAGCATCGTGCATTCTAAGGCTGTCAGAGATCATTCTAGCGTGATCTAGGGTAGCTTTAACTAATGACAGCCCCTTAATGCGTCCAACTTCTTCATCCATATAACCGTTTAAACCCAGCATCTACTTCGGCAATAAATGTTTTATCACGCTTTACTGGATCGTGATATCTAGGGTCTAGCATCATTTGATTTAACTGATCTTGAGTTACAGTCGATACAGGTTGCCCATCAATAGATGGCCCACCTTGTTTCATTGACTGCATCATAAACTCAAGTGCCTCAATACCATCAGCGGTTTCACACATGCGTTCAATGGCTGGAAGATGTTTTTCTTCAAAGAACTGATTTGCAAATAAACTTGCTGCTTCCTGTCTGGCTTCAGCATTGTCACCAAGCTTAGAAACTTCTGCTTCATAGTCAGGCGCACCAGCATTTAAAGCTTCGGCATACATGTTAATGCCTTCTTCAAATTGCTCTTGGCTATAGCCGTTTTCAAATGCAGTATCAGACCACCATTTCAAAAGTGAATTATCAACAGCCATTTCATCATCAATAGTTTCCGGCAATTGATAGTCACCAGCGGTTTCTGGACGATTAGAAAAAGCTTCCTGACTAAGCTCTTCAATAAGAGCATTGCGAATTTCTTCTTCCTTCTGACCTAGCTTGCCCTCTAAATTTGTGTATGAATTTACCAAATCTTCTGCTGTTTTAAATTTTTCTGGCAACCATTCTGGACGAGCTTGCTCATCTGTTTGCAGTAATGGATCACCACCTTCAGTAACTATGCCAGCATCTTCTGGCTGCGCTTCTTCATTCATTTTTAAACCTCTTTGTTTTTGTGTGCATTTCGCATACGAGTTTCAATGAGGCCAACGATGTATCGCTGTCCTTCCATATGACGCAGTTCAGCGTCAGAAACGCCTGCGCCATTAACTTGTTCGATTGTAATGGAACGTAAATATTTTAATACAGATCGCCCTGCGTCTGTATTGAATAGCGTAGCTATATTTAAATTTATCTTTGTGTCTTCACTCTTATCGCGGCGAAATCCATCAAGGGCTAGAAATTCCCTATCCTTGACCAATTGGCGGACCTCCTTGCATTCCCTGCATTTGCTGTTGCTGTTGTTGTTGCTGCGCCATTTGCTGCGCCATCTGAACTATCCGCTGACGCTCTTCAAGATCACGAATAAGAACATCAGGAACGCCAAATTTTTTAGCAAGATAAGCGGCAGTCTCTTCTGAGTTAATTAAAATGTTAGTTAGCTCTGGGCCAAATCGAGATTGCACAAGCTCTAGGAAACGCGCAACGGAAGAAATGTCTTGGTTTGCTTGGGCCTGTGCAAGAGGAGATACAGAGCGAACCTTTACTTCCCTGCCGTTCATTGTCGGCAGTTCTATACGCCCCTGTTTTTTAAGAATATAAACAACACGTTGCAGCACAGGCTGAACTAATTCTGCTTGCAGCCTTCCAAAAGCAGAGCCAATACGTCTTGATAAATCAGCCATACGCTCTGCTATTTCAGTAGCAGAGGCTGGTGTCTTATCAGGATTGCCAAGCATATCATTGTATAAAGCACGTTTAATATTTAACCGCATGTCAGACAGGACAAGGTTAGCCACATCAAATGATCCAGCGGCTTTAACTGGCTGTAATCCTAGTGATCCAGCCGCTTTAGGTATAACGGTGCCAGGGACAAGATTGATTGTATCTGGGTTAATTACGCCATCATCGTCCATTTGATAGATGCCTGAGATTGCCATCTGTGCATTTTCAAGGATCAGTTCAATTGTAAGATTGGTTGTTTTAATTGCACTAAGGGCATTCATAAGAGGCCCACGCCCATAAATTTCGCCGCTTACTTTAGACCAACGGAAACATATAAAAGGGTTAGAACCAATGCCAGTATATTTTTCTTCTTTAATTATTTCTTTAGTGTTTGTTTCTATTGCATAAAAGAAGAAGGCTTTTTGATTTAGCATTGAATAATCACGGCATACTACTTCCAATATCTTAGTACGCTCGTCTGGATTCTTGCTAATTCTTTCCTGTATCTTGCTAGATAAATTAGCTTTTGGATACATTACAGGAATGTCTGAGTTGCGTACAGAACGCTCACGATAAACATGATCTACCTGATCGTCAGGCCCAGTATCAAGAACTACATGTGGTAATGGTATTGCTGAAAACATTACAGGGTTAACAGCATCACCTTCTGTAGCGCATAAAACTCCTGTGCCTACCGCCAAGTCCATAAACGACTCATGTACTTCCTGACCGAAGTTAGAGTTTTGTATAACTTCAAAGACATAATCCGTGACTTCATCAAGCTGATTATTAACTTCATCTCTGTTTTCAGCCGGAACTTCAGACCCCGCAGTAAAATCTGCCCATCTAGCAAAATTAGGAACCAAGCCCGACTGCAAGCGCGAGGCAAATTCCTGAACGCCAACCACAGCCGTTTCATCGAATATCTTGTCATCTCTGCGTTGCCCTACTGATTCTGCATAAAAAGATTCTCTTTGTGGAAGAGCGTACTCATAACACTCTTCAAACAATGGCAAGAAATTTTCACGCAATGATTTAGCACGTTCATATTTCGCCAAGAATTTAGTAGCTATCTTACTACTGTCAAAGGAAATAGCTGGTTGATCTGTTTGTACTATCATTAAATAAACTCGTTATAAAAGCCCATGCCACCAGAGCCGCTTTTTAATAAGGATCGTCTGCCAGAGCCACCAGTAAGTTGAGCAACTTTTTTGTCTAAAGTTTTTGCTTTAGCTGATTTCTTTTCAAGATTAGCAGTTTCTAGTTGTTGCGCCTGCTGTTCCTTTAGTGCTGGGTCTTCTTGTGGCGTTGATGGACTAGATACACACATCTGCATTCTCCTAAGTTTAACTTAATTCATAAGCACAATTAATGAATTAACGCAACGCACAATTTACATTCTTGCCCAAAGACCCTGACGCTTTGATTGCTTTGGCTTTCTAGCAAACACATCAAATTCAGACTTTGCATTAAATGCCCTTAAAGGTTTTTGTCCAGATATCAAAGCCCTGCCTTCACCAGCACCAAGCATTAGATACTGAAGCGCGTCATGTATATGTGAGTACATATTTTTATCAGGCTTATCATCGAATCTTTCACCAGATACTTGCATACGCCGATAACAATACCCGCCTTCAAAACCTTTAATAAGAGTCGGGCAACGTCTATCAATTAAAAATGCAGGCTTGCCCTCAACCATTTTGTTCAAAGATGCTGATACAGCTTCTAGTCTCAAGTCTACAGAGTTGCTTGGAGCAGGCGTTGCTCGAAGCCCAGCACCTCTAAGTATTTGAAAAGGTGTACTTTCATCAGTCTGTGCGCGGAAGTCACCAGCCGGATCGCCAAATATTTTTACATCTAAGTTAGAAAATCTAGTAGCAATCTCTTGGCGAAGTATTTCCGCAAAACGAACAATGCCCATATCAATAGCTACAATCTCTGATTGTATTAACCACCTACCCCTAACCTTCTGTCCAAACACAGCGGCTGGTGTAAGCCCGAAGTCAATGCCGATATACAATGGAACGCCATGAGCAATGGGTATTTCCTCTGTTGCTATATGTGTTTCGCTTACAAAGCTTTGATACACTGGCTTTCCCTCTTGGATTGAACCAAGTTTATTCATTACATATACATCAATCCAGCTTTTTGTCTTACCTCTAATTAAATTAGGGTAATAAGTTTTAAGCATGTTCTTGCAATTTTCTGCTTTTTTGTTTTCTTTGTAGTCACGCACAGAACCATTCTTATCAAGTTCTTCTATCATTCCGGCGGGTTGTATATAAAACGTCCAATTGCTCGGCTTAACAAGCATACGCGCCTGCTCAATATTAATATGGTCAGGTACAGGAACCTCGCCAGACATAATAGGCCACCAATGATCTTCCTCAGGAGCATTAGTATCAGCGATGACCCCAGACCAACTAGGCCCACCATCACGCATAGAAGGGAAACGACCAACACGCATAGTACATGCATCAATAATTGATTTAGGTATCTCCCTAGCCTCATTAATCCAGATGCCAGTAAGTTCAAGGGAGAGCAACTTTTTGACATCTTCGGGCCTATCGAGTGCTAGGAAGATTACTTCAAGTTCCAAATCCCCCTGTTTAATCCAGTGAGTATAAGGAACAGACCACATAAACCTACCCCATTCATCTTCTGGGAACCAGTCAAGCCAAGTTTTTATGGTCGTTGTTCTAAGCTGCGGATTAGTGTTTCTGATGATTGCCCAGCGACTACGCCGGATACCATCCTTGTTTTTTTCTTGCATCAAAGCCCTGCGGAATACTTCAACGCAACAAGCTACAGACTTTCCAGAGCCTACAGGCCCACGAATACCACGAAAGAAGTTATCATCTTTCATAAATTTTTTTAAAACATCACCGTCAGGCTTGTAATTAAAGTTGGTCAACCCTGTTGTCCTTACCGAACTTAATCATGCGTTCAACAACTTCTGGGCCAATTGTGGTTATAACCTTGTCAGCCTCATAGTCATTACAAAATTCTTCTGGGTGGTGAACAAGGTGTACTTTCTTCACTATTTTGCGAAGCAGGTCACGCTCTTCTACTTTGAGTGTGTGCAAAAAACTCATTCTAAATCGTCCATCTTTATCAAAGAAGGCCCCTCAAATATTGTTTTAACAAGATCATTAGAGCCGCCACCGCCTATCTTAAATTTAACTGTCTTTTGCGCTTTTTTTTGCTTTTGTTTTTTTTCTTGAAACGCGCTTGTTTTTATATAATCCCTTACAGCTTTTAATGTTTTAGCATTATTTTTGTAATTACCAGAAAGAAGGCCTTTCATTTTTGAAGGCTTTATTTCTTTTTCTTTTGCATATGATTCTAATTTTTTAGGGTTTGATAGTAATGTCTGACGTTTAGCTTGCTCTTTAGCAGTTCTTGCTTCCAAAGCAATAACAGACTGAACTGTCATTTTAGAAAAGTCGGTCATGTTCTGTACCTCTTTGCTATTGCAGCCGCCGCCTTGGGCTGCTTGGAAAACTGCTTGCCTTTTGATTTATCTTCACGCTTCTTCTTAGAAGATGCTGCATATTGCGAACTAGACATAGCTTTGATAGCAGCGGCAGGCAAGTAACGCTCACCAGTGGCCTTTGATCCTTGTGTAGAAGGCTTGCCTGACTTTGTGCGCCACTTCTGATCTGTCCAATTCATCAAAGATTTTTGTGGAGCCTTCACGATGTGTAGCCCCCACCCTTGGCTTTGTAAGCTTTGGCAAGCATCTGCGCTTTACGCGCTGACCATTGACCAGCACCACCGCCCTTTGACCCAGCCTTGATGCGA